ACTTGAAGCAATAATTATTCCTCTCAATCTAATAGGTTGAGCAATAATAGCATCTGTACCTGCTGCTGCAGCAGATCTAGTCGCTTGTATGTCACTTTTAAAAGACATGTTATTCTCCTTATATTGTGGCTCCCGAAGGAGCCACTAGTTAATTATTATAAAGCAGTTAGATTATTGTTTTGTGTATATTCAACAACAATTCTTGCTTTCCCTGCACTAGCAGAGTTTGCAACAACAATACCAAAAAGCTCAATATCAGATGTACCAATATTATCCCAAGCTCCTGCTGAAGCTTGTAACATTTTTAGTGGTCCTACTGCTGTAGCTGAAACATTGTGGGCTGCTCCAAGATTTGTTGGAGTACCTGTAGCATTTCCAACAGCAATCGTAGTTGTGTTTGAATTCGTAAATAACGATTCCACTACAATATTAATATTTAAAATTTGACTATTTGCAGGAATGATAATTCCTAAAGCAGTCGCTGTCGTTGTTGCGTGAGTTAATGCAGTGTCTGACGATTGTGTCATAACCACTGAACCAACATTGGCAACATTGCTTCCTAAAGTTGTACCAGTTGTATTTCTAATCGTTCCCGCTTTTATTGGTCCCGAAAAAGTAGTTGTAGCCATTTTATTCTCCTTTTATATAGCGTTAATCTTGTAGTCTCTATACCGTCTGCCTAGCCAGTCTACAAAATAAATTTATCTAGGTACAAATATTATATACTAATTGTTTTGGAAATTAAACCATCCAGTAAGGAAATATTTAAATTCATCTGGAGCTACTACACCCCTGTGCATGTGTGTGGGTCCTGATGGCCAAATATATAGATTACCTGCTTTTGGTGTTGTCTTAAATTTTTGATAAATAAATTCAGTTTCACCACCCTTTTTGATGTCATTCAAATAAATCATCCAAGCAAAAGCTCTATTTTGATTTTCTTTTGAACCATCATTTTCACAATGTATTTTTTCATATGATTTTCCAGGTTCAAATTTGCATATATGTATACAAGGATCTAAATTCCATTTAGCTAGACTGGTATCAAATAATGGATATTCTTTAATAAAATTTTGAACTGGCTCAGTTAAAGCATCAGTCATATTCATCGCTATAATTAATTCTAAATTAGGTAAATCGTTTACACCAGCTTTTCCTGGCTTTGCTCTATTAATATTAGACTCAAAAAACCAGATTAATTCTTCACACCTTTTTTTGGAAAGAGCAGACTCAGACAGATGAATAAAATTCATTTGATCTGATAACATAAAAAAAAGGGCGATGCAAATGCACCGCCCTTTAATATAGACTTTTAAAGACTATTAACTAGTTGGTAAGTTTCCGTTACCAAATACACATCTTGGATCAGAGAATCCAAAAGAGTATCTTTCTCTAGCTTTAAATCTCATGTTACCTGTATCGAAGTCACCTTCCATTGCAGTTTTGATCGTTTCCTTTGTCATTATCTGCAGTGCCGACTCTCATTGGAGACTTCATGATTCTCTCAGCAGTAAATTGTAATTCTTTTGGAATTATCATTTTTCTACCTTGAGCAGCAATTTTTAAGCCTCTCTCATCGACAAATCCAGCAATGTCAATTAATGACTGCTCTAATGAAGTTTCGTTAAGGTCTGCAGCCGTTGCAAGAACATTTGAAAAAGTTCCGCCTGTAGCTAGTGGGTGAGCGTTTCCGATTAAAGATTCGCCATCACCACCTGTTACAGTTGTAACTTGTGCATTGTTCAATACGTTTGCAGCTTTAACTTGCTTCGTATTTGCCATAGATCTTGCTAAAGCTCTTGTGTATCTTCCAGCAAGTCTATCGTATAGGTTATCCTCGATTGCTTCTTCAGTGATCGAAAATGCTAATGCAATTGTTTCGTGATTGTATCTAGCTGTGAAAGACTCACCTGCTTGATCAAACACTACTCCAGCACCTTCTTGTTTTACAGGTGCAGAAGCAAAACCGCTTAACATTACTTCTTCTTCAAAAGCTCTGTCAGATGTTTCAGTAGCGAAAATCTCTGCGTGTTGATTTTCATATCTACTGTATTCCAGGCCGAATAAAGCATTCAAACCTGGCTCTAGTTCTTTGACTAGTTGTGATCGTGATATTGCCATAGTTATTCTCCTCTATTATAGGCCTGTACCACTTCTATAGAAGTGATTGTTGATTCTAACAAGAACATTTGCGTTACTTGTACTAGTATCAGAATTGTCTGGGTCCTGCGAAATGTCAATCGCCTGAATGACGAAAGTTTGAGCAGTACCAGATGCACTAACATCTAGTTGTACTTTTGATATTCCTGTTTGTGTAACACCAGTAGTGTTTGTTACGGAATAATTTCTAAACAAATCAGCTCTAGTGAAAGCCTCATCTGCATCTATTAAAAATACAGCGTCAGGGTCATCGATGATGAATGCAGTGATGTCACTCGCAGCGATTGAACCTGGATAGTAATTACTATATGTAGGCTTTTGAGTAGTTGGATCTGTGTAAAAACATCCGTTGAAAACACCCACAACAGCGTCTGATGTGTTAGCACCATGTTTCTGAATATTACCAGATGTTAGTGGTTCCACTAAATCACCTTGATAAATTGCAGTCGCATAGCCACTCGCAATCGTGTATCTGTTTTGAGCTCCTACTAATGGTGTTCCGTCTAGTTTTCTGTACGGTCTTAGACCGAACTTTTCACTTACGTTTGCCATAGTTGTTTTTTCTCCTTATGTTTATATATCCAAGCTATCTCGGGTAGGTAATGCAAAAAAATTATTTTTTACGACTACCACCAAAGGTAACTCTAGACTGCCTATCAATATTGATTGGCATGTCCGGGTGTTGTTCCTTCATAAGATCTCGATCAATTGCGTCTGTTCTATCTTGAGTTATTTTTCTAAAATACTCAGCACGACTTTTCAAAATCTCTTCTGGTATCCTTGCCAACACAAGGCCTCCAATTCCGACAAGACCAGCATGTTTGCCTTCAGTGATGATTGGATAATCATGTTCGCCTATTTCACTCAAAAGTGATTCAGCTTTCACAAATTCCCAACCCTCTCTTAGTTTCTTAGATACATTACCTGCATCTTCAAAACCTGCAACTGCAGTTCTAATCCATCTATGGACATATCCCTGCGGAGCAGCTGGTGCATCCAAACTGGATGGTGGTGTCCAATCTTTTTTACGAGTTTGTTTTTCTCTCGTATTGGACAGGCGTGAAGATTTTACTTTTTCCATGTTATACTCCTTCTTTCACGTATTTTGCGTATTCCTCTAGTGGCACCCCTAATTTCTTAGCGATAACTACCTGCGATTTGGTGAGTTTCACAGACTTGCGTCCTCCAGATCTACGACTAACAGAAGCAACATTTTGGACGGGTGTCGCTTTTGTTTCTACTTCAGTTGTAGAACGAGCAAATTTCTGAGGAAAATATTCCTTCATACGTTTGTTGATTTGATTATAATATTCATCAGACTCGGAATCAATACCCTCCTGCAGAAGTTCTTCATGTATTCCCATTGCAGCAGATGTCATGACTCTATCAGAGCCAAACCATTCATTATCCTCAGCCCATTGTTGAGCTTTGGGGCTAATTTTAGCCTGTGGTTGGCTATCAGCATTTTCAGCTGGAGCTGACTCATCTTCTTTTTTCTTTGACTCTTTTTCTTGTAGAGACATAGAAACTTTTTCTTTTTCTACTGATAATTTTGTAAGCTGATCTTGTGCTTCCATAATTGCTTCAGTATCTTGACTATCATATGCAGCCTTCAGAGCAGCTTTCGCTTTATCTCTTTCAGCGTCTACTCTTGCATCGTATTGCTTAAGATAGTTTGTATCTTTTGCATCAAAGTCAGCTTGAGCAGTGTCATATTTAGTTTTTATTCCCTTAGCATATTCAAGTGCAGCTTTTTCTCTTCGTTCAGCTTCTTTAACTTGAAAAGTAAGTTTCTTGATTCTCTTTTGAACCTTTTCGGAATAATCCTCAAGATTGTAATCTTCTTTCTTAGTTTCTTTTACCGGTTTTTCTTTTTCTTCTAACTTTGTTTCTCGTTCGTTTTCATATGTTTTATCTTCAGGTGTTTTTTGTTCAGTGCCAGATACATCTGTGTAACCTAAATCAACTTCTTCTTTTTTTTCAAAAGCAGATCCCGTATTTTCAGGTGTTTCTATCTGGATTGTTTCTTCTTTTACGCCATCAGTATCTAATTCAACTTCTGGGTTTTTGTTTTCGTCAGCCATTTTTTGTCCTCCTTAGTAATGGTGCAAGATATCATTTGGATCAGCTATCGTTGAAATGACTTCATCGTCATTTAAAACTCTTACTTCACCTCCATCAATCTTGAATCGTGAACCTGCGTACCTACTAAAAATTACCCAATCATTTAGTTTGCACCAAGGCCCTTTTGGAAATTTATCTTTGTCGTGATAACAAAGATCTCCCATTTTTAGCACAAGACCACATACCGTAGTCATCTGTATGGTTTCTTGCGTTGTGTCAGATAAAATTATTCCACCTTTAGTTTTTTTTGGTCCTGCATATGGCAATACCAATATTCTATAACCA